CTTTCTCTTTCTTTCAACTTATTAAATCTATCGTCCATCATCTAAAACCTTAAATAGAATCATTAATTAACGTCGATATGGATGATGCAGTCAATGAAGCTTTGAAATCAGTCAAGATAGTCGATCCTGTGGTTGCTTTATGGACTAACGTAAAGAATAGGGTAACGGATGAGATAAAGAACTTAGAAGATCAGTTGATGTTTTCAAAAGAAGTTCTTAAGTTAGCTGAAAGCAAGATCAATGAAGTTAGATGATTATCAAAAGAAATTCTTAGAAACTAAAGGAGATAAGATTCTATGTACAGGAAGACAGGTCGGTAAATCCACCGTATGCGCAAAGGATGCAGTGGATTGGGCAATGAAACATCCAAACACCAACACGCTGATGATAGCGCCAACGGAAAGACAAGCGTATGGCTTATTTAGAAAGTCAATAGCTTATGCAATTAACAACTTCCCTAATGACATCAAGGAAGGCAAGGATAAGCCAACACGCGAGAGATTTGTTTTATCAAACGGAGCAGAGATTTATTGTTTACCAGTTGGAATAGAAGGACTTTCAATCAGATTCATGACGGTTCATCGTCTTTACATCGATGAAGCTTCCCGAGTTCCCGAAGCGGTCTTTGATGCAGTCACACCCGCGCTACTTACAACGGGCGGAGACACCATAATGCTAAGTACACCATTTGGGAAAAGAGGCACGTTCTATAAATGTTGGATTAATGAAGATCACGCCTTTGACTCATTCACACGATTCAGCGTATCAAGCGAGGAAGTTATGAACAATCGCGAAATTAATGAGGACTGGACGATAGAAATACGCGATAAAGCCCTAAAGAAGCTCGTACAAGAGAAGAAAAGGAAATCTGCAAGGATTTACGCCCAAGAGTATTTAGGCGAGTTCGTAGATGCCTTATTTCGATTATTCAGCGATGAGTTAATCAAAAAGCAGGCAATACTAAAACGACCGTTAACGATTGAAGGGAAAAACTTTATGGGTTGTGACATCGCTCGTTTAGGTGGGGATTCAATCACGTATGAGATATTACAGAAAGTAAGTCAAAACGAATTTAGGCAGGTTGAAAATATTTTCGTAAGCCGTAAAGAGTTAACAGAGACGCATAAGAGAATTTTAGAATTAACGGATCAATGGAATTTAAGACAGATAGGAATCGACGCGGGATCGGGTTCTTTAGGTGTTGCGCTGCTTGACTTTCTACGAACTGAGCCAAAAACAATGAATAAGATCGTCGCCTTAACAAATCAGCGAAGATTAACGGACGCCGACGGGAAGAAATCAACAACGCTGTTTAAGGAAGACATGTACATGAACATGTTAAACATGCTTGAACGGGGAGAGTTATTTCTTTTGGACGATCAGTCGGTAATTGATTCTCTAAGGTCAGTAAACTACGAATATGAAGAGGAAACGGCAGAGGAAGTAACAAAGGAAACTCGGATTAAGATTTATGGAAACTATACGCACATTGCGGAAGGGTTAGTTCGTGCCGCATGGCTTGCTAAACAAGACAAAAGTTTAAATCTATTCGCTACCTCATCAAATCATGAGGGATCAATCTTTTAGCGAAATTTATACGAGCGTGAGCTTAGCGGAAGCGGGCAAAATCGAATTATCTGACGACGCTTACGCAATTTGCGAATCTATGGAAATATTGGCGAATGCTTTCATAAGGAGTTTGGGAAAATGAGCTTAGTTTTGACTACGTCAGCGGAGATTTTAAGATGGGCGGGAGATGGTGCGAGCAGCACGATAACGGGAAGTTCTTCACTTGTCGTAACGATTGGAGAAAACGCCGAGAAAAGATTGTGCGCGGAGACGCGACGCGACTGGATCGGACAAATAGCGAGCGTAAATTCAAGCGTGCTTGCTCTCGTTTCAAAAGCGGCAGCAATCGGCGCGGCAAAAGAAATCGTCAACTACGCAAGATCGGGTTATTTCTCAAGCGCGCAGCAATTACAAATTTTAAATCTCTTAGACTATGAATACAAAACAGCAGTTACACAATTATCTCAATCAGATGCAAATGACATCAGGACTTTAACCCAATGATACCGCAACCTTATCCAGTCACAAGCGAAGCAATCGCAAGCTATGATTACCTTGATTTTGCGAGCGGATTTGGATATAGAAAACTCTATCTTTGCGGTGGTTCAAATGCAACAAGCGGAACGGGAAGCGCAGTTTATTTTTTGACACCAGAAACACTCGGCGCAGATAAAGATGTGAATAAATTGACGGGCGCGGGAACGACTAATTTTGACATTCAATTTAGAAATCCCGTCGTGATACATGGGCGCGCGCTCCTTAAAACGATTCAGCAAGCTACTGGCGGAACAACTTCTTTTTATGTTGACTGGGTTTTAAAAAAAGTTGCAGCAGATGGGACAATTACAACGCTCGGCACAATCGGGACGGCAAATATTACTGCCAATACTATTCAGACAAAAGCGGCTTATATCGACGCTATTCCAAACACAGCATTCTCTCCGAATGATATTTTAAGACTAGCTGTGACAATTACCGTCGGCGGAAGTGGTGGAAGTGCGTATGTTTACACCGATCCATCGGGTAGAGTGGTTTTAACAGAAACTGGAACGGGGGCAAGCATCGGAAGTTCGTCGTATATTGCGATTCCGTTTGCGGTGGACTTAGAATGACAGTAAGTTTAAACAGAACAACAACAGCAGGCAATATAGAAATAGCTAGTCACACAATCGCGCCAAAAAGAGTCGACGACGTTTCAGATAGTGAAGAGACGGTTTACTACAACGAACGCGCGCTCACGGATTGGGGTTATTTTATGCGAGTGCCAAAACTAAAGAGCGCGATTCTAATGAAGGCGGTCTGGACGGTTGGGCGCGGGTTTACTTGCGACGTGAGAACGCGCGTGCAATTAGATTTAATACAGGGTAATGGAAAAGAGACATTCGAAGATATACTTTTCAATATGATTGTTGGAAAACAAGTATTCCGTGACTCCTACGCAGAGATAATAAGGGATGAGAAAAGTGGAACGCTCCTAAACCTGAGAATTATCAACCCGCAGAATATGAGGATTATTTACGACCGAAAAGGAATGATAAAACGCTATGAACAAATTAAAACGCGAGATGATACAAACCCAATTAAGTTTAAACCCGAAGAGATTCTGCATTTTCAACACAACGGAATTGCGGGACAGACACACGGCATCTCTGTGCCTGAATCGGTGGAAAATATAATTTTAGCCGATGATGAAAACTTTATCGTAATGAAAAAGATCGCGCGATTCCAAGCAGTTCCGTTTATCATTTTCAAAGTGAAAGCAGATAATCAGAGGACGATTGATACTTTCAAATCAAATATAAAAGCAGCTCGAAAGGATGGGGAAGATTTGATTATCCCCGACGACGCAAACCTTTTGTCGTGGGAAACCGTGCAAGTGTCTCCGAGCGCAGTTTTAATGCAATGGAGAGATTCACTCAATTCTGAATTTTATCGCGCGGTCGGATTGCCGCAAGTTCTTTTTGGCGCAGCCAATGGATCAACAGAAAGCGGTTCTAAAGTTGAATATCTCGCACATGAAACCGTTTTTGAAAACGATCAGCGATACATCGAGAGGCAAATTCAGGCGCAGCTCGGTTTAAAGATTGATTTGTATAGCCCTACTTCACTACTTGAAAATCTTCAAACCGACACAGCAAAAGACGGAAGTTCTAATTTTGCGCCAAACGACATCGTGGCGGGGAGCGGACAATAATGGATGACTGGTTGACCATTTTATCGCAAGTTGGTTTTCCTGCGGCGATTGCCACATTTGTTTTGATAAGACTTGAAAAAACAATGAGAAATTTAGAGCTGGCGATTAATTCTTTAATTATAAAAATCGGAGATAGGAAATAATGGTCAAGAAACAATACATCAGAAAAGGCGGCGGTCAATTAACCGACAATCCGAGTAATTTTAGCGATCCTCAAAACTTCATTCCTTTTGTGCCGAAACCTCTTGAAAATGCCCAAACTAAGAATGATGCTACTGGAAGAGACGTAACAAATCTAAGTCTTGAAGAAAGACAAAATGAAGCGTTGTTTGGCAAAAAAGTTAATCAGATTCAGCAAGAAACAAATTTAAAAAATATCGAAGCAAAAGCGCAAGCCACCTTAGTTACACCCGAGCAAAAGCAGGCGCAGAGCCAATACGCCGCCGAGAATCAACAAAAAAGTTCTCAAATTTCAGATTTACTCGCGCCTCAACCTGAAAAAACTATCGAACAGCAAAGAGCTGAGGCAGGTTTAGCGACGATAAATGGAGCTGTTGAAAGTGCGCAAAACATCGCAACTTTGGGAATCGTGCCTGCCTTGACAAATGCTCTCGGAGTTCAAAGCGCGCCGCTACCTTCCGCGTTTGCTCAAAATCCAATCGCTCAAAAATTACTCGCGCCAATTTCATCAATTTCAACTTTTAATATACCGATTGTTAATAGAAGTCTATCCACGCTATTTCATGATTACGGGAAGAACGCGCGGACATTACGCGATGATGCAAATCACTTAGTCTCGATCGCTAACGTGGTTTCATTAAGAGTTAAGACAGGAGCAAGCCCAGATGATGCGCTTGAAGAACTAAATAAGATCGAAGCAAGCGTGCAATCAAAATATAATCTTGCACAACAATACCTTAGAAAGAATCCGCAAGACATCGTCGACGGAATTGATTTTAATGTTGATTTAGCTCAGGCATTAATCAAGATACAGCGTCGGAGAGAAACAATACAGCAGTATAAGATAACTGGCGACATAAACCGTCTTAACGTCGATCTAGGCAATTTGAATGCAGAGGATATATACGACAATCAGCAATAATCTTTAAATATCTGCTCGGTTAATTTCTAAAATGGCTGATCCTGAGCAAAAAGAAAACGCTGAATCTGAACTTGCAAAAGTGAGTGAAGCTCGCGCTAAATTGAAAGCAGAGAATGATGCCTTCGAAGCAGAACTTACGCGCGCTGAACAACTAAGGGCGCAAAAGCTCGTCGCTGGGAAGACTGAACTATCGCCGCAACCAAAGCCCGAAACTGCAAGAGATTACATAAAGAGGACAACTGGATTATAATGCACGTCGCGTTTATCCCTTATGGAAATAGAAAAGAAGTTGAAGAATTGTTGAGAGATATGGAATCTCAAAAACATAAAATGCTGATGACAAAAGGCAAAGAAAAAAAAGAACTTTGGGTTACGCCACAAATCCGTATCTTGCCATTTGGCGTTTATGAATACGTCTTTCCTAAGGAAGAACTCGACGCTGTTTTAACTTCCCTTGATTTTGGAATACCAAAAAATCGTTATCAAATTCCGAATCTTTATTTGAGCGTCCTTAGAAAAATATTGAAGCTAAAACCTTGTCCGAAGTTTGATAATTCAAAAAAGTTTTTATGGCTTAGAGAACATGTTAACATTATACCTTTGGGTGTTCGCTACGACGTGGATATTGTCGGACAACACGATCTCGATAAAGGTTGGACTCATGAAGCACTCTAAATGGCGAATGCATCTTCTCGACACATTAGCAGAGTTAAAGATCAGACTAGACAGAGGCAACAGCTTGATAACTTGGCTGAGGAACTTATTAATTATCATGGCGGCATTAAAGATTATTCTCCAACCTACGATTTCCGAAATGATTCCATTGTTTATCTTCGTCGTCGCTCTTGTTTATTTACTCGGCTCGCTCGATATGGACATGTTGGGATTCTTCCAGATAGAGAATAAACTTTTAGCGAGCAAATATAACCCAGTCCTCAACAAGATAGACAAAAAGTTTAAATAGAACGAGTTATTCGTTATACCGAAAAAGATGGCGAACGAACACGTTTTGGTTTATGAAACTGAACTTCCAATCAGTATGACTGTTTCTAACACGACTGGAATTGAGCAAGGAACAGTTCTTTCGATGACCGATCCGAACACCGCAGCAGCTAATACGGGAAAAGATTCTATCGTTGCGGGAATTGCAGCTTATGAAAAAATCGCAAACAACGGACAAACCAGACTCGCAGTTTATCGAGGTGGAAGATTCAAAGCAACTGCTTCGGGAAGCATCACGGTTGGCGATCCGCTCGGCACAGATTATACGGGAAACAAATTATATTCATCTAAAGCAACTACGGGCTTATCCAGTTCGAAGATTGTTGGACTTTCACTTGAAACAGCAACCGACGGAGAAACATTTTTGTATGAGCTAAGACCAATGGTCTTACCTTCACAAACACCTTAAAATGACAGACGTAACAGGACAACAGGACATAAGAGGAATTAACATTGATACGCTAGCGAAGGGTTTCGCTGACGAAGATTTAGTTATCACTCCGCTTGTTACCGTTCTTTCCACGAACGCTCGTGAAAATAGATGGTTCCAAAAGACTGCGGGCTTTTTGACTGGAACGACTACGACTGGAATCACTTCCTCGTTGGGTTATAACATTGCTGAAAAGACCGCTCCATCGGTTATTGAGCCAAGTTACACAAGAAACACAAGCTACGTTTTGAAATTTATGTTCGATTCTCCACTTGTCAGCGTTGAAGACATTCAAGATTCAACCCCAGACGTCTTAGGGAATATAATCCGAGATGTTACGCGCGCAGTTGGTTATCAAAAAGAACTTCATATTTGGAACGTAATGACTGAATCACAGTCGCCATCTACGATTAATTACTTCGCTACGACTAGCGTTGGTGGGGATCAATGGGACGCAGCATCCTACGCGGGCAATCCTATCGCAGACATTAACCGAGCTATTCGATTGATTAGAGATTATAGCTATAACGTTGAAGGAAATGGATTTATCATAATGAATCCACAAGCTCACGAAATCCTCAAAACATGGCTTATCGCTGGAAAGGGCTCGTCTATCCCTAACTTTTCCTCAACTGCCGTTCAGAATGGCGTTGTGATGCAAATTCTAGGGCTTGACGTGATAGTCTCAACTCAGGCAACCGCAGATTATGCGCTTGTTGGAATCCGAAAGAAAGCTGTGACTTACTACGAATTTTCCCCAATGAACGCTCAGGTTATCAGAGACGGCGCATTTACTGGAATTGGTGTTAAATTTAGATGTTGGACTAACGGCGTTGCAGTTTTAACCGATCCGAAAGCTCTTTGTCTTATTACGGACATCTTGACATAAAATGGAAGACGAACAAAAGAAACTTTATGAGAATGCGAAAAAAGAAATCGCAAACGGAAATAACAATCCGAGCCACAAACTTTTTGTGGAAAGCTACGAAGCACTTCACGACATAAAAAATTAAAAAGTCTGAATCTTTATTTCTTAGATGACTGAGGGAACTGTAAGCGAGGGAAGTGGTGGATCACGAACACGTTTCGTTAAGGGTTTAGATTATCCAGTTGAGGAAGGTTTAATTTTAGGAACAACCAAACTTCCCGAGACCGTTGGACTTGTTGCACAAGACGGCTCAAACGTCGGAGATAGGAACGGGCTTTAAATGGCGGGCGAAAAGAGGATTTTAGAAAGTTTAAGATCGCGTCCCCAGAATCTCGCGCCGATTGCAACAGATATGTTTTTGCCGAATCATTCGGGAATTAAAACCCACCCTGAATTTAAAAGCGCTTTATCGACTTTAATTCCTGCGGGCACAATCGTAATGTATGGCGGTTCAACTGCTCCGAGTGGGTGGCTTTTATGTAATGGCGACATAGTTCTTAAATCGCAATATCCCGAGCTTTATGCAGTTATCGGAGATTCATTTGGAACGTATGATGTCTTACATTTTGTTTTGCCGCTTTTTGACTTTCGTTTTCCGATGGGTAAGGGCGGAGTTTATGGAATTGGAGACTACGGCGGAGAGGCGGAACATACGCTTGACGTGAGCGAATTACCCGCACACTCTCACGGGCTCGATCACGTCGGGCTTGATGTTGAAGATAAAGACACAGGCGAAAACGGAATTGCTGTCGAGGGAAAAGAATATTTCGAAACAATTTATCCATTCGGCGGACAGATAACCGACGAAACTGGCGACGGTGCAGCACACAATAACTTACCGCCATACCTTGTTGTGAACTTCATAATTAAAACCTAAAAATATTTAAAATTCAAATTCCTAAATTAATCATGGACGGATTTATTCAAATCAGCTTCGACGATAAAACACAAGAGCAAGTGCAAGCAATACGAGCGGCGGTTGTTAATGCTGTTGAAAATTTAGACTGCGTTGTTTCTGTTGCAAAATGCAGAATAGAAATAATATAATTCTACAATAGAAATATTTATATACTTACTTACTTACTTAGTTATATGAATAAAGAAATAAAGACGTTAAACGTTTCATTTCCCTTAAAGTATTTTAAGAAAATGCAGAAAACCAAAGAGTCGATGGAAAAATACATTGGCGGAGAGACACTCTCATGGGATCAGGCAATTTATGCAGCATTCACATTTTGGGAGAACACAAATGGAAAACGCACAAACACAAAATAACGAAGTTAAGCAATCTATTTCCAGCTTCGAGCTTACTAAAAACTCGAAGGGTTATAGTTGGAGCATCAAAGTTTATCACGAAGATGTACGCACGGCTTTAGTGAAAGCTGAAGAAATGAACTCCCTAGCAAAAATGAAATTCGAGGATGATAGGCGAAGAGCGGATATAAAAGGGCATCACGAAGAAGAATTTGCTGCGGGTGTTCTATGAGTAAACGAAGATTTATCGACGATACAATTTGTCCACACCTTCATAAAGATGCGCCAGAATATGCAAAATGTGAGGACTGCTTAAAGCCAAAGAACTCTGACATCATCACTCATGACCATTTAGAAGCTTCTTGGCATAGAGGTTTTGAAGAAGGTTGGAATCGCGCCTTTGATAATGTTTTGAAAGTTCTTAGAGAAACCATAATTGACGGAGAAAAATCAAAACATTATAAAAAATTCGAGGGGTTGAGAAGAAAAAAGGAGATAAATCAAAATGAAAGATAAAACCGAGAACCCTGACAAAATAAAGGGCGCAAATGGATAATCAAATATTATTAAAAGAAGGGCGGAGTCGGTTATTGAGCTGGAGCGGGAGTCGGAGCCGGAGCCGAAGCTTGAGTCGGAGCTGGAGCGGGAGCTGGAGCCGGAGCTGGAGCTTTAGCCGGAGCGGGAGCCGGAGCTCGAGCGGGAGCTGGAGCGGGAGCTGGAGCCGAAGCTTGAGTCGGAGCTGGAGCGGGAGCTGGAGCCGGAGCTGGAGCTTGAGTCGGAGTAGATATGGATAATCAAACATTATTAAAAGAAGGGTGGAGCCGGAGCGAGAGCTGGAACCGGAGCTGGAGCTTTAGCCGGAGCGGGAGCCGGAGCTCGAGCGGGAGCCGGAGCCGAAGCTTGAGTCGGAGCTGGAGCTTGAGCTGGAGCCGGAG